AGAAATTCTTAGAGAAATTCTTAGAGAAATTCTTAGAGAAATTCTTAGAGAAATTCTTAGAGAAATTCTTAGAGAAATTCTTAGAGAAATTCTTAGAGGCTAACAAATGTAGACTATTTAACTTATTTAGGAGATTAGCAATGCCAGTTGTAAGATTTACGAAAGAAGATTTACTAGCAAGAAAACAATTAACTGCTGGTTGGAGAATGGTAACAGTTAAGTCAATTGAGGAAGAACCTGGTAAGTCCGATCCAACTTCTATCAATTATGTTTGCACTATAGTTGTAACGGGCGGCGCCGATGATGGCGTTACCATCAAGAACTGGTTCACGGAGAAGCGTAAGGACTTGTTAAGCAAGTTCGTTGAATGCTTCATTAAGGATCGGCAAATCGATCTAAATAAAGAATATGACCTAAATCAAACGGTTGGTCATCAAGTAGATGCTTATTGCCAATATGATATCCAACGGCAATGGAACACCGTAATTGATTGGAGGCCAAAATCTCAATCTCAATCTCAATCTCAATCTCAAGGATCGGGAGCAAAATAACATGCAACGAATCACGCTAGAATTCGTAGATGGAACGTCTGCAACGTTCGATAATGTCGAGGATTACGAAGTCGAAGAAGTAGAAGATCCTATCTCCGACGAAGAAATTGAAGAAGAAATTGAAAATGAAAATGAAGTAGAAGACGAAGAAAGCAAATAAGGAGCTAAATAGGGAGCGGCGCGGCAAAAATGCGCCGCTCCCATTTTTCATGAATATTATGAATTTTATGAATTTTATTATTCTGAATATAATGGAGGAGAAATGAAAATAGCGACGTCTGATATTCGAGATCCGGGGGTAGCTAAGAAGGAAGGATTCGATAGGCTCAAAGAATCAATAAAGAAAATGGGCTTAATGCATCCTATTATGCTACAAGCTAATGATGGGCCTTTTAGAGTCATTGTCGGCAAGCAAAGATTCATGGCTCTGAAAGAATTAGGATTTTTAGAGATTGAAGTTTCAGGAATTCTTCCATCTGACGCAACGAATGCACATGAGATTAGCCTACATGAGAATTTGAGGAGAGAGAATTTAGCATGGCATGAGCAAGTATTGCTAGAAAAAGAACTTCATGACATGCGTGTAGATGAACATGGATCAAAGCGCATGGGTAGAGATTGGGATAATAATCCAGGATGGACCAAAGAAATGACAGCAAAGGAACTTGGAATTTCCTATGGAGGACTATCGCAAGATCTCAAGTTAGCTGAAGCTCTCTTAATAAATCCCGAACTTAAGAACGTCCAAGATAAGACGACAGCATTAAGACTAATAAAGCTCGCTGAAAATCGTATGTATTCAGAGCTTGAAGCATTACGACCTGCGACGATGGAAATGAATCAGGTCTTACATGGGGATTCAGCAGAAATACTAAAGCATTTTCCAGCAGAGACTTTCGATCTTTGCTTGACAGATCCTCCTTGGTCACAATGGAAAGAGGGCGGCGTTCAACAGGAATCTTTGCTCCCCGTATTTAAGGAATTAATGCGGGTACTAAAATCAACATCAATAATGTACGTAATTACCAGCACAACTGATTTCTATTTCTATCAACGAGAGCTAGAACGAATTGGTTTTCAAATTCAAGAGTATCCATTAATTTGGCATAAGCCTAAGAATTTAACTCGTGGTCGATTAAATTGGCAAACAGCCCGAGATTATGAACCAATTCTGTTGGCATCTAAGGGAAAAGCAACTCTAACAGCAGGGGTAGAATTCTCATCGGTACTTACATACGATAACGTCCACGTAAGTAGGCTCAAACATCCGCATGAAAAACCAGTTGACTTAATGAAAGATTTGATATCTCGAGCCTGCTATCCTGGTAGTAAAGTAATTGATCCCTTTGCTGGATCAGGCGTAACCGGAGAAGCTTGTAAGGCTATCGATCGGAGATACATTCTAATTGAAAAGGACTACCCATATTATGAGCAAATTAAAAGTAGATTCTTATGAAAACCTCAAGCTGCAAATAATTAAGGTATTCCAAGAAAACGATTTGGAAGCTGCTCTAATAAAAGCCAACAAGATTATTGAGGACTACGTTGAACAAACGGAGGAAGAATGATCTACGTTGGTGGAGAAGGTCCAGCTACGGCAAAGCTCGTAGGCGTAGGGGAGGCTCCTGGTGGAGATGAAGAGAGATTACAAAGGCCATTCGTCGGAGCATCTGGAAAGATGGTTGACAACATTTTACAAGATGCGGGAATGCCGCGTAGAGCGGTTTATCTTACGAATGTTGTTAAGATTAGACCACCTAATAATAAGATTAAAGATCTCCAGCTACTTGGCAAGACAATTGCAGAGTTCATCCCGCAATTACATGCTGAAATTAATGGTATACAGCCTAATTGCATTCTTGCATTTGGAGCTACAGCTCTTGAAGCTCTCACAGGGTACAGAGGAATTGAGAAATATCGAGGTTCAATATTACAGTCAAATTTTGGACCGTATAAGGTTGTTGCAACTCTCCATCCAGCTAGCATCCTACATGGGGAAGCTGAAGGAAAAATGAGATCTTGGAAGGATCTAACCTATATTAAATGGGATGCGGCGCGCGCTGTACATCAGAGTAAATTTCCCGAATTGAAATTACCTCAAAGAAATTTGATGGTATGCAGGAATGCTCAAATGCTGTATCGATTTCTTGAATTCAATAAGGAAAGAGACTTAGTAAGTGTAGATATCGAGACCTTTAAGACCGTACCAATTTGCATTGGCCTAGCGTTTGATTCCCAAAATGCGATGTCGATTCCTTTGTTGAATTATCCGATGAATTCAGGAATGACTTATCTCGATCTCGCGGATTGTTGGCAACAAATATCGCAATTAATGGCAAATCCGGAGGTAAGGAAAATTGGGCAGAATTTTAAGTTTGATGAGAAACAACTTAGTACTTGCCTTGATGGTACTCTTAATTTTGGAATTGTTACTTATGGCTTTTATTTTGATACACTATTGGCTTTTCGGGTACTTTACCCTGAATTAAGCGGAAGTCTACAATTCAGTACGTCGGTATTAACGGAGGAACCTTATTACAAAGACGAAGGTAAAGAATACAATCCAAAAAAGGATAAATTCGATCGTCTACTCCTATATAATGCCAAAGATGCGGCAATTACTTTCGAAGTATACGAAAGAGAAATGGAAGAGCTTAAAGAAAGAAATCTCGAGAGATTTTTCTTCGAAGTACAAATGCCGCTCCATCCGTTCTATTCCCGTATGGAAGGTAGAGGAATCTTACGTGATGAATTTGCTAAGAGATTTCTCAAAGAAAAATACGAAATCCAACGTGATGTATTGCAAAAAGAACTAAATGGGCTGACAGAAGAGTACATGGACAAGCCTGTTAATGTAAACAGCAATGGACCAAAGGGGGACGTTCCTGCACTGATATATCTTGGAATGAAATTACCAGTACGAAAAGGAACGGATGAAAAATCAATAGACGGACTCATGAGGAATGTAGTCAAAGACGAAAAAAAGCGGCGGATTTTAGAACTGATTTTAGAGATTAGGAAGGTAAGGAAAACAATTGGAACTTATATTGACACTAATGTTGACTTCAGAGGCAGACTGCTCACTGGATATAGAATTATCCTCGAAACAGGAAGGACTTCAACCAGTATCCTTAAACCTCCAGTTGCAACGCGACCAATGGGGTTGGCTTTCCAGACAGTTACTAAACATGGCGATGTCGGATCGGACCTTAGAAGAATGTTTGTCCCGGACCAAGGATACATATTCATTGAGCCTGATCTGTCGGGAGCAGAAGCAAGAGTGGTTGCTGCTCTTGCAAATGATTTTCGATTACTTAAGGCATTCAAATATGGAATCGACGTCCATAGATTCACTGCGTGCCAAATCTTCAACAAGGTCCCTGAGAAGTTGAATCAATTCTGGAATATTGATGATGAATTCTGCTTAAAAGATTTAGCCAAAGAAATAAATGAATACATGAAAGTGACAATTAATGATGAACAAAGGCAAATGGGTAAGAAATTCCGCCATGCGTCCAATTACGCGATGGGAAAGGGAGAAGCATCTATCCAAGCTGGAATTCCTGAATGGAAAGCGGGACAGATATTGGACGTTGTTCATAAAACGAATCCAAATATTCGTGCAGTATTTCATCAAGAAATTCAGAATGTATTAAAGTTCAACAATAGAACTCTAGTAAGCCCAAATGGACGACAGAGATTATTTCTTAATCGCTGGGGAGATGATCTATTTAAAGAAGCATATGCTCAAATTCCTCAGAGTACAGTTTCAGATCAAACTAAGAAAGCGGCAATGGCGTGCGAGCGGCGAATTCCGGAGATGAAAATTTTGATGGAATGCCATGATTCCTTTTTGGCTCAAATTCCAATAGATATGATAAATAAAGTAGTTCCGATAATTGAAGAAGAAATGGAAAGCGAGATAGATTTCTCGAATTGTAGTTTGCCGCGCGGGAAATTAAGTATACCGTGTGAAATAAAGATTGGAGATAATTGGGAGGACATGAGGAAAATCTAGATGAGCTGGCTTGATCTTCTAGTTCAATCTACAGAAGAAAGCGAAGCTCCTGAAAGATATTTCTGGTGGTCCGGATTAGCTGCAATATCAGCTATAGCGAGAAAAAATGTATATTTGAATAGACATTATTACAAGCTATATCCGAATATCTATGTAGCTTTAGTATCAAGTCGATCAGGAGCTAAGAAAGGAATACCAATAAGCATATGCAAATCGATACTTGAAGAATGCTCAGTATGTAGAATAATCTCTGGATGTAATTCGATCCAAGGATTGACTCAAGATCTATCAATGCAAAAGACGTATTCAAATGGGACGGTAATTACGGATGCTCAGGGAATTATGATATCAGACGAATTTGAATCATTCTTAACGGATGATCCGAAAGCGTTAACGTACTTAACAGCGTTGCATAATACTCATGAGCATGAGAAATCTTGGACTAAAAGACTTAAAGGTTCACCACTTGAAGAGTTAAAAAGCCCTTGCTTAACTCTTCTCGTAGCATCAAATGAAACTCTATTCGATTCCATGGTAAAGCAGAAGGATATCGAAGGCGGATTTATTGCGCGCACGTTTATTGTTTACGAGAAAAAACCTAGGCTTATTAATTCATTAATTTATCCACCAAAACGAAAACCTGATATTCATGAATTAACTTTACGATTATTAAAAATTTCAAAAATTACTGGAGAATTTAAGTGGACAGAAGATGCAGCGAGTCTCTACGATACATGGTATAGGAGATTATCGACTCTAGGAATTGACGACAGAACTGGTTCCATTTCTAGACTGGGGGACCAAGTCCTAAAAGCGGCAATGCTAATTAGCTTAGCAAGAAAGGACGATTTAGATCTAACAGTTGAGGATATATCCTTGGCAATAAGAAAATGTGAAGAATGTATGCAAGCAATCAATGTAATGATGTTAACTAGTTCAAATGGGGACGTAGCGGGACCTATAAAGTTGGTACTTAAAGCTCTTGCAAGTGCTCCGGATCAGATGGCATCAAGAGCTAGATTACTCTCAAAACTACATCCTGATGGAATTGATTCTATTGTGTTGGATAGAGTAATTGAAACCTTGCAACAATCGGGTGCAATAAGACAACCATTTAGGAAGGGAAAAGACGTAATGTATAAAATGTCAGCAGAAGCGTATACAGAATTTTACGAGGCGTTCGTTAAGTTTTCTGGAGGAATTTGATTTTTAAAGAATTTAGGGGGGATTTATTCCCCCTTTTTCTTTATAGACGTCTTTCCACTAGGATCAATAAATGTAGTCCCAGTAGGATCACTTATTGATGCAGCAGGCTTTATAGACTCGCCTCCCATCATTCGCGCACCTTTCTTCCTGAGACTTGCCGCGCTTGCAGTCCTAATCTCTTTAGCCATAGCTAGAGCTTCTGTCATGCTCTTCTCAGATGGTATAGGTCCACCTTTTCCTCCCCTCATTGCATTACCCATAGCTACACGCCAATCCCTAACTTTAGCCTTAGCAGGATCTAGATCTCCTCCATTAATTGCTAGATATTGAGCTAATTTATCTATCATCGTTAATGGTTTCTCTCCGCGTACGGGGGAAGGCGTAGGCGAAGGCTTTGGCGTGGGAGTAATTGTTGGCTTAGGTCCGACTCCTTCCAATTCTTGAGCTGCCTTAATTGCTCCAATAGCTTGCTGCGGAGTCGGAGCTGGAGGTCTAGGCATTTGCCCTAGAGGGGTCATCGATGGAGGAGGCTGAACTGGTCCCGCTTGTATAGGAGGTTTAGGAGGTCCTACTGGACCTGGGGGAGCACTAGGTACATTAGTTTGAGGTACAGAAGTTCCGGTTAATCCTGAGGGAGGAGCTGGCTGTCCCGGCATGGGTCGTGGAGGCGGAGGGGGAGGAGGGGGAGGTTGAGGCATTCCTAAGCCTTGTGGAGTTGGTCCAGGTTGTGGAGGAACTTGAGGACGTTGTAAACCTTGTACTCCTGTTGTTGGAGGCTGAGGTACTGGCGGTTGAGGAATTCCCGTACCCTGAGGAGTAGGTCCCTGCTTAATTGGAGGTTGAGCTTCTAATCCTTGTACTCCTGTACTAGGGGGAGTTCCTGGCATTCCCGGCATGGGTTTCCCAGGAGTAATTCCAGAAGGGGGAGGAGGGGGAGGAGGAGATGGTTGTATTCCCACTCTCTCCTGAGACAAAAATCCTCCTGGAGGCTGAGGTATTGGTCTTTGCCCTACTGAAGGTTGAGTTTGTAGACCTTCTATTCCTGTACGTGGAAGCTGAGGAGGAACAGCTGGCATCCCCGGCATAGGCTTTCCGGGAGTAATTCCGGAGGGAGGAGGCGGAGCTGGTTGCATTCCCGCTCTCCCACCAAATAAAATTCCCCCTGGAGTCTGAGGAGCAGTCGTTGGAGGCGTAGGTCCTAGACCTTTTACGTTCTCCATTCTGGTGAGATTTTTGACTTCTTCAGGAGTAGCATATACTACAGGTTTACCCTCGGGACCCTTACTAGTTCTACTCATGAGCCAATCAAATGCTTGTTTCCGACTAGCTTTAGGTACTCCGCTTACAACCTCCAAAATTGAATCAGCAGCAACTTTAGCTAATCCTGGAGCTCCAGTAGAATGTACGACAACAGGTATTGCTAAACTTCGAGCTACCCTAGCAGCTGGAGAATCTCCCATGGTCCAATGATATGAGGATTTAGCTGCCGCACCTAATTTTTCTCCTATAGCTCCCTTTACACCAGGAATAGATGCTCCAATACCAAGGACATCCCCTGTAACTTCTTCGACCATCTCTTTAGTTTTTGGATCTGTCCCTGCTAAATCTGCTGCTCCCCCCGCTAATTTTTTTGCTCCCTCAAATCCAACTGCTCCAGCTCCCATTCCAAGTAATGATTTTCCAAGTCCAGCAGCACCACCAGCAAGTCCAGCAGCTCCAGCAGCTCCAGCAGCAGCTCCTATTAACGGAGGAGTAGCCATCTGTCCAGCACCCTTACTAATGTCAATAATTCCTTGTCTAGGATCTTGACCCATTTCTCCGGCGCCTTTAGCCATTTGGCGCGCGCCTCCACCAAACATGCTCTCAGGAGGGAACAGGGGATTTCTTCCGGTAGCTTGACCCATTAAGTAACTACCATATCCTTCTTGAGGATCTGCTTTCCCTTGTAATTCTTTTGGAAGCGGCGGACCTGTTGTCGGGTACTTTGCAGCCGCCGCACCACGACCGTAAGTATCATTAATGTACTTGTCTACTATTTCTTTGGAGGTTCCAGCAGGCATGGGAGTATAGCTCCCATCTGGCATGGGATAGTACATCATTTTATCAGGCATTTTACCTCCAATAGCGGCAGATAATTGTGGATTAAAATCGGTCCAATTCTTTATTCCTGCGGGAGTTTTAGTAAGTAGATGCTCTGCTACTTTTCTTTGAGTATCCTCAGGTGCTGCCATTGCATTGGGATATTTTGATACATCTACTCCAACCTGAGGAGCAATATTATTCCAATTCGTATTGGTAATCTGATAATATCCCTGTGCCGTATGACCTGGATCGAACCTATAATTTGGGACATTCCTCCCAGCCGACTCATGCTTCTTGATGAGATCTAGTTGCTCGTCTGTAGAGAGCTCTGACATTATTTATATTATTGAGGTATAAATGGTTTATTGATTTTAGCTCCCGGAGGGGGAGATTCAAGAGGCTGAGAAGGCTGAGTACCTTGTGCGGGTTGCGAAGGCTTCGAAGGCTGAGATACTGATGGTGGAGAAACAGCCATAGGTACTATTGATCTACTTAGCTCTTTTTCCGTCTCAGCCTCAAGTCTTCTTATCTCAGCAGGACTATCAGCAGTAGATGCCTTTAGACCATTATCACTTATAGTCTTAAGATGATTTTCTTCCCAATTTTGATACTTTACGAGCATCTGCCTAAGCTGCTCTCTCTGAGCATCAGGTAAAACAGGAGCCCAGGGATTAGGATTCCATTCATTCAATTTAGCTTTAAAATCTAACCATTTAGTACGTCCACCAGCTAAGTATTCAATACCTTGTTGACCAATCCTTCTAGAGATCAGTCCTAAAGTTTGCTCAATCGCCGCTCTATCCATTGCTGGATCTTTTGCATCAAGAGAGCTTATACCCTGTACGGCTTTATCTCTAGTATCAGAATATTCTTTTACTCGGGATCTGAAATTAGTTTCATATTGATTGAAGGCTGCTTGTACAGCTCGGTCTGCTGATGCTGTATTAATTACTGGAGGTTTTTCTTTTAGTTTTTGATTTTCTTCATTTATTTCTGCTGTAGTTGGGGATCTCTTATTTTCTCTCTGAAAAGCTTGTACCCAAGAATCAAATTCAGATACATTTTTAGCAGACTTCATGCTATTATTTAAGCCTACCAATTCCTCACTCGTAGGAGGGCGGCCTTTGGTTGCCTGAGTCTCTCTATTGAATGTATCGAGAGCTTCTTGTTCTAAACTTTGAGGATGTTCTGCTTTAAATTTAGCAACATCAGCATCATTAGTTATTCCAGCCTGAATTTTCAACCAAGCTGGGTCAGTTTGCAATCGATGATAATTAGCTAGTGCCAATTGCTCTGCCGTACTTGCTTGTTCATGCTGAGATTTATAACCCTCACCAATTATCTGTGCCCTAACTCTTTGGATATCAGCTTGTTGTTTTTCAGTAGCAGATATTACGTCATATTTTTGTTGTGCTGTTTGTGCTCTTTGGCTCGCTATATTATACGCTTTCTGTTCAGGACCAGAATCTCGTATTCCACGAGCTACTTGCATTCCTAGTTTAGGATCTCCTGCTCCTACCAATCCACCAGCTACAGCAGCGAGTATCTTTTTAGCTACGGAAGGATGATGGTCTACTAATTGCTCTGCTGTTGTTTGTTTAGCTTGTAATTGCTTTAGTAATTCATCTCTTGCATTTTGAAGATCTTGCGATGTCTGAGGCTGAGGTATTGCTATCATTCCATCAGGTACTTTTTGCCCTGCTGGAATTGTAGGGGGAGGCTGGGGAGGAGGTTGATACGTAGCGGACCCAGCAACTTTAGTGGGATCTACTTGCATTGGTCCGGGAGGCTGAATTGGCAGCTGAGCATTTTGTGATGCTTGTCTATCCTTTATCAATTGTTGGGTAGGATCAGAAGCCTGAAGACCTTGTCCTTGAGGAGATGGAATTCCTGGAGCTTGAACTGGAGGACTCGGAGGTCCTCCAGTTTGGGATCCTCCTCCAGTTTGAGAGGGAGGAGCTACCATACCTGGAGCCATACGCTGTCCAGTAGACATGGGCATTGCTGACGCAGGAGCCTCTCCAGCTAAAGCCATCTGATTGGCTTGAGCTCCTCCTTTAGCGAGAGCCATGTATCTCCTAAGCATTGCCTGATTAGGATCATCTTGCGAAGCTAAAGGATCGTAGAATCCGCCCATAATTTACTCCTAATCAGGGGAGATTTCCAATTCCTGTCATTACTCCACCAGCAGCTCCGCCTAGACCAATGATATCACCTAACATAGTCTGGAAGAACCCAGGATTCTTGGACAGAGCTTGTAATATCTCAGCACCTTGAGCTTCTGTACCAAACTGTAATCCAAGACCTTTCAGTATTTGATTACCTAAATCCGTAACTTGTCCAGTTTGAGTACTAAATAGACCAGCTAGTCCCTGATTAGCAGCATCAACACCCTTAGCAACACCAGATTCGAGACCAGATGCTAGACCTCCAGCAACCGTAGCTCCCTTAGCAACACCAGCTTCAGTTGTTCCAGCCATATCCAAAATATTTCTAGCTCCAGTACCTATTGCAGTTTCAAGATCAGACTGCATTTTTGAGACATCTCTTACACCTGTAGCAAGATTAGTTTGAAGATCAGACTGCATACCAGCGACATTTCGAGCACCAGTAGCAACTCCTGTTTCAAGTCCAGATTGCATGTTATAAATATTTCGAGTACCAGCAGCTACATCACCTTCCATTGTAGATCGCGTACTTTCTAGACCTCGTCTCCCAGTACCAATAGCTGATTCTAAATCAGATTGTTGCTTGGCAAGGTCCTGTCTCCCAGTAGCAACAGAAGTTTGTAATGCTCTTTGTTGATCTGTAAGTCCCCGTGTACCAGCAGCAACCGCAGATTCTAAAGTATCTTGTTCTCCAGTAATAGCTTGTCTACCTGTTTGCAATTGAGCTTGGGTCTGAGTAAGTCCACTAAGGCCAGCTAATTGATTAGCAGTCATTTGTTGACCTAAGCCTAACATTGCACCCGTTGTAGCTGTAGCTTGAGTTTGTCCAGCTTGGCGCCCTAGTTGAGCTATAGCTGCTTGAGCGTTACCTCCCGTAGCCGCCGCATTCCTTTGAGCGGCCGATGCAAGTGCATCAGTCGTAGCTCTACTTCCGGATGTAGCTTGTTGGAGGAATTGCTGTTGCATTGGTTGAGTATATCCGCCAGTATCAGCAAGATTCCCATAACCAGCCTGAACTTTAGCTAATTGAGTGGGATCCATTCCTCCTGCTGCATATGCATCCGAGAGAGTACCTCGGAGACTAGCTAGTTGCTTAGGATCAAATCCTCCTGAAGCTGTCATCGAAGAATACTGATCCTGAAGATTTTTCAACTGAGTGGGATCATATCCACCAGTATCTAGCATTGATGAATATTCATTACGGAGATTAGCTACTTGAGCAGGATCAAGACCTCCAGTACTCATCATACCCGAAATATCATCTCGCATTGAAGCTAGTTGCTTAGGATCGTACCCTCCTGTAGCCGCCGCGCCTGAAAGTGAATCTCGAAGAGTCCTCAACTGAGTAGGATCAAATCCTCCAGTAGCTTGCATTCCGGAGAGAGTACCTTGAAGATTAGCTAATTGAGTCGGATCATATCCTCCAGTAGGCTGCATCCCCGCCATTTGGCTTCTTAAATTAGATACCTGTGTAGGATCTAATCCTCCAGTTGACATCATAGATCCGTATGAATTACGGAGATTTTGCAACTGTGTAGGATCATACCCACCAGTAGTCATCCAATTTCCGAACGTACTTCTAAGATTAGCTAATTGTGCAGGATCATATCCTCCAGTTTTTTGCTGCTGGAGAAAGCCTCCCATCGATGCATTTAATAAATCTTGTTGATTGCCAATAGCTTGTTTTTGCTGGTCCTGAAATCCTTGTATGACAGGAGGCATCTGCTGATTAGCTTGGTTAATTAGGGAATTTGAAGCATCGGTAGAGGCGTTTGTTTGCGATTTTGCGATGTTTCTACCCTCCTTTTTGCTCTTCTAACAAGAGCCTGTCCGATAGCATATTCAAATCCAAAATGCTGAACCAATATTTCTGCATATTTTGGATTATCAGGTATGAAAGTATGTATATCTCTATATCCTTTACTTATTAAATCTCTAAATACTAAATCTTCGATATCTCTCAAAGCTCCTACTCGATCACGAAGTGAACGAGGAGCGAGAATTATCGAAATTTCAGCAGTATTAGTAACAATTACAGAGCCTAATAAACCTTTATCATCTTCAATAGTCTTTTCAAGGATTTTAGGCTGCGCTCTTAAATTCGAGAGGGGGAATTGAGCATACTTCTCCAATTCGACTAAATCTCGAATTGTTAAATCTCGAATCAATTATGCTCCTGGATTAACCTTTGGAGGAATTGGTGCGGTATTTCCGCCGCTACCTCCGCTATTAGCAGAATCACCACGAAGACCTCCACCTCCCGGAACAGCAGGTGATGAAACTCCAGCTTTATCAGCAAGATTTTGAATAGCCAATACTAAATCTGCTACATTTTCCACAAGCTGATTGGATTGATCCTGCATAGAATTTAGAGCTTGAAAGAGATGATTATCTGATGTTCCAAGATGGGTTATGAGATCTCCAATTTGCTTCTTTCTAGCGATCTCACTGACGGTATTTGGAGATTTTCTCGGAGTCATATTTTATCCATTAGGTCTAGTAGGCCATCTATTTTTTCCGAATACATCTACCCTAGACATTCTGAAATTATCAGCACCAGCCTGCGTCCCAAAACGAACTAACATTTTTTCATTTACAAAATTAATTTGAATACCAAAGTCCTTATAATTCCCAGGATATGCCATAGGAATTACATTTGGTGCATTTTCATACGTATTTCTTCCCTGATCTGTAACTGTTGTTACTAAAGTACCACTACCTGCTAGTCTATAACGAATAAATCTAAAAACATTAATCGGTCCTGGGTCTCCAATCGCTAGAGGTGAAGTCTGATAATAATTGTTAATGTATGTTGTTCCCTCATCTTCACTAGCCGAATTATCGAGCTTGTAAATGGCTCCATTAGTTCCCATTCTTAGATAATAATCCGCACCCCCACCAGTATCTCCTCCATAATAGCCCATCATAATATCGTTGACAACCCAAGGAAAGGTATACATTGACCAACGGATATTTTGATAATCTAATCCTAAACTATAATCTCCAACTAAAAGGAGACTTGGATTCACATTCCCATCAACTGGTAGTAAAACATAGAAGAGATCACTATAGATATCAACAACTACACGAATATTATATTCAGCACCGTGAGTTATTCTTCCCCATATTGCACGAATTTTCCAAGTCAACTCAGGCCGTTGCACACTACCACTGAACAAAAACAATCCATTCCGGTTAGCCAAAAATCCAACTGAATTAAAAGATAAACTAGGCTGACTACCAGTTATTGTACCAATTGAATGATGATATGCACCAATGCCCCCATCTATCATGTTAACTCTCCATGGATTAGTTGGGTCACCAGGCTCGCTTCCAGTATCCTGAGTAGAATAAGTTCCAACAGCTTTACAAATATAGAGGACTCCAAACAATTCAAAAGCCGTGCGGCAAAAATTCCCATCAAATTCAGATTGGACATCTACATATCCAGTAAGTTCATCGAAGGTCTCAATTTGTCCAGAGTTAGAAATCCAAACCCTATCATCAACGTACCAAACTGATTGCAAAGCTAATGAAGGATCATTAATATTTTGAACTTGTATGAATCTAGTACCAATAATAATTAGCCTACCATGATATTTCGCTAAAGCTACAGATCCAGAGCCTAAACCTGCTGGTAGAAATGCTAGAGCATCGTTTACATTTCCATTACCTGGGAGATTATCAGCAGAAACAGTAAGATCCGTATCATAAAAATTAGCATAATATGGATTAGTTACGTTACTAAAAGGAATTTGTGAGTATTGAAAAAGCTGAGCATTAGCAGCGAGAGCCGATCCAGATCCAGGCATTCCAGGAAGATCTTGCTGACCTAGTGTAACCCAAACTATTAAAGCTATAGCTCCCGGTGGGGCAAGAGAAGAGAATGTATTTAAATTACCAATTACAATCCGACTAGTATTATTTGGAAGTTGTACTGTAGGCCATATTCCACCCCCAAGTGCACCCGGAGCGGTAACAAATCCTGTATCCATTACATAACTAATACTTACTCCATACCATCCAGGTCCGGTATGTCCTCCAGTACCTGCGGTTATGGAGAAATCATTTGATGCAACAGATATCGGAGGAGGCGCGCCTGCTGCAAGCCTTGGAGTTGCGCTAGGTCCTGTCCAAACATATATACTATACTGGCTACCTCCAGGAATGCTACTAAACATGGGAGCAATAAAAACAAGATTGTTCATGTTTAGAAAATCTGCATCAACCATTCCGGAGACAGTTAATAAAATAGTATTATTATCATCTCTCCATATATTTCCTTTATCATCAGCATGTATTGGAATTAAAGTATCATTATTAAAACAAGCAATAAACTGACGAATTACATTGCCATTGACATTTCTCCCAAGTGATCCCGTAGGACGAGTCATGACTTCTCGTTTTCTAGAGAAAGCTACATTGAGACAATCAGGAGAATGATCTAAGGGAACGTCATCTAACGAGCCCCTATCCCAAAGACCCATGAAATTATCTATCGTTACTTTCGTATACTCAGTTAGATACATTAGAAGTCTCGTTGCATTAAATTAGAAGTCTCTTAATACCCGATTCCTACCATATCCACGATGATAAGGTCTTCTTTTTGTTGGTAAATTCTGTTGTTGCTTGATATTCATCCTAACAATTTTGTCAAGATTAATTTGTGCTCTCTGATCTAGATCCATTCCTAATTGCCTCATCATAGGCTGGCTCAACGCCGCTAAAGCAGCAGTTCTGTATGAGAGATGCAACTGACCAAGAGGGACAATAACAGAGTCCGTATTCAATCCCGGAATAGGAAGGAATCTTTGATACCTTAAAAGTACCTGCCTATCTTGTAAACAGCCCATTACTATAATCTTACCCTGATACCATGTCCAATATCGCAAGTTGCGATCTATTGTAGTAATAGGAGTAAAGTCTGTCTCTATCATGTCTACAAAATCACGCCATTGATCTCCAACCGCGCGCTCCTTCATTGAAAGCGGTAGTATCAAATCTTTCGGGTAAGCAGGTAGAGTAGAAAGATCAAGAGGAACGCCATTATTAGCGTTGATATCATAGGCAGGAACGGTAAAAATCGCATTTTGCGAGTTAATTATCGGTATCCCAGCTAGATATAGCTCAGCTTCGAGTTCCTCGAATGCTTGTTGTGCTTTCGGAATTAATCTAGGATCGGGCCAATTAGAACCATCATCGTCGTTGAGATGAGTTCTTGCTCTATATAGGACATCTCCTAAGATATTTGTCCCTACTGTTGTGATATTTATCATGGCCTAATTGATGCTCCAGCTTGTTGAGGAGCCCTACCTCTGTTGGCTAGGACTACAGCTTCTAACATTGTCGCTGCATTACTCGCTGCTGCGGCTGATGTAGCTTCTTCTCCTACTGATGCAGCAGCAATAGCGGCGGTCCTAGGAGCTAACCACATTTCTCCATCAGGAATTATCAACGTTTGAGTACCAACCGGAAGAGTAGGAAGAGGTAAGCTTCTCCAGTAGGAAAGAAAAACTATTTTGGTCGTTGTAGCCCCCGTAGTAGTCATAACATTTCCATCCCAACTCCATAGTCGTAAAAACAGAGTTGGTGCTACTATAGGAAACGGTAAGTCAACCTCTGTCATTAAAGTAGGAGATGCATATGTACCAACAGCTAATTGAAATCCTTCCCAAAGCTGGATAGGTGCTATAAGATCACTTGGGGAAGGGATCGATGTCTGTCCGGATGCTAGATTTACGGTGGTCGATGCTTTCATTACTGGCGCCGCACGCTGTCTAAGAATTACTTGCAGTTCCTGATGCGCGCGAGTGTACATAGGCATCAAGATAGTGTCGGTCCAGAGCTGTATTGGAGTACTTAAATCATTAAGGAACATTCTTGCTGTATTTAAGACATCCTCTACCTGAACAGCCATTAGCCTACCTCTAAAAGTATCTCCACTGGAGCTGAACCAGACAAAACATAATCATCCGCATTAATTGAATTCTTCGAAGAGAACCCAACATTATACGGTGCAGCTATTGCAAGTACAATGTTTACCAAATCATTTGGAGAGTAGAGATTCACAGCAGTGCTGTTAATCTGGAGATTCATCCCTAAATTCGGTACATAGACTCCAGCAGGGTATAGAGATTTTAGCATACCATAGGCACTGATGAATCCCGTATTTCCATGCCAACTAACTCCCGTCCAATTTGTGAATTTTCCTGAGTATAACATTATTCTGTCCCTTGAAAGATAAAGAGTCCAGTCACGAGAGGGAGAGAAGCAAGGCTTGCAGCACCAGCAAGTTCAGCTCCAGCAGAGAATATCTGGAGCAGACCATTGTTAATATCCATATTGGTCGTAATAGGAGGGTCTGCAATTGGCGCTTGCTGTGCTGGAGTCAAATATCCGAATGAATATGTACCAGAATTCGGAATTGACGCATAAAAAGGCGCTCTAGTAGCCTTAACTAGCGCAGCACCAACAGGAATTGGGTTTCTTATGTCGGTAAATGACAGGGGAATCCCTCCAGTAACATAAGTTCCAGAGAATCTTAATGTCCCAAGAACGAAATATTTATTACCAGCGATAAATTGCCATCGTTGGTCATTTATTGTCACGTTGGCTGGCACTTGTTGCTACCTCCTTCTTATTTAGGTCCGTACCCATCTTCAATTCATTTTCGATCGCTTCCTTACGCTTGTAATCAATTACTTGATGGCAAGTACCACAAATTACCGCTCCAGAAGCAATACTCGTTCCACAGAAAGGACATGCAAAGGTCTTACCCTGCTGTAGAGCTAAAGGAGTCATCCATTCATGGTCTTCAGGGTTCAAATCGAGTAAATTACCAATTTTCCTCTGAAAATCTGAGATTACGTTATGTTGACGATATCTAACCCAATCGTCGTCAGCCATTTTAATGAGATTAACGAACCATTTTCGTTGTCTCATTCGCATCTCATTCATAATGACTTTTTCTTTTTCTACAACTTGTTCCAAGTTCATATCCGAATCAACCCACCATAATGCAGGACCGACTTCATCGGAAATTCCTAGTTGGGAAGTTACAAAATCAGTAACGATAGACTTTGCTACGACATCACTAGGATCTTTTACTTGAAGCATACCTCGAGATTCATCGAGGTATACATAATGCACTGCCGTTCCTATATGCAAAAGCGTAGGAATGATAGTATTTGATTCCTCGATGATAAATCTTGGAGGATACAATCCCGGCTTATCCTCTACGATCTTACATGGAACTAACGAAATTACAGTACACTGAAGACTCATTTTATATCCTCTGGCTTTATTCCTTTGAAGAATATTGCATTTCTTGTTGCACCCGGTCTAGTTTGGAACCACGAAGGATGATCGTCAAAGCTCTCCTCGAAAGCCTGAATCTCTCTATCCTGTAGATATTCCTCTGAAGGTAATTCGTCTCTCCTAACTTTACCCTCAAGACAGCTAATTAAAAATTCAACTACCTTTCTCGTAACAGGAAGATACATCCCAGTACCAGATTCAAAAACATAAACTGGAACATAATCGCCATTTTTAGAATCCGGAATCTCGGAATTCATTACTAGGTTACCAGGTGCGAACATTTCGAATATCCATCTATTATGGATATAATTGTACTTTCGTACTTTTCTAACCTCCGTAATTTCTCTGATGAATAATCCTGATTCAGTAAACGCACGGAATGTTCCTAATCTATTTTCAAAGATATCTTCAGACCAGACTACTCTATAGACTGGTCTGTAATCTATGGTCTGATACTGACCTGATAGCCATTCGTTGATTGCTTCTACTTCAGTCATTTTAATTTTAATTTTAAAAATGGGTAAGTCTTCAGGGTATGAAGACTTACCCTTAAGAACAGGGTGTCAATACCCCGCGAGGACAGAAAGGTTGTAAATGTAGGAAGCTCCTGCTGGTTGGTTCAAAAAGATGTTGAATGAAGCGATGATATAGAAGATCCATCCTGCTGCAACTCCACCCGATGGACCTCTAAGCTCCCAAACGCGTTGATTGTTGTCCGGATTTTGATAGAATCCGGGGGTCCGAAGTTCAGCTCTTCCCCAGACAGTCTCATCGATGAAATCAATCCGTGTACGATCCCATGAATAATGGCATCGGACAGGAGCCCCGGCCATTCGCATGTTATCATTAAAGTACATGTCAAGTCCTTGCTCTCGAGCTTCTTTGTCGATTCGGATAACGTTAAACCCAAGTTCTTCATAGGCAGCTTCTTGAGCTTTATGCATCCAAGCTGTTAGCTTAGAGTCATGATTTATACCGATCCTGTCCCCAATCTTGTTGATCGCCAATCTTGGGAGAGGCAAGGTAAGAGCAACACCGTTTGCGTTAACAGCATTAGCTCTAATTTCTGGATTGATGGCTCGATTAAATCCAAGCCAAGTTCCAACTGAAGCATTATTATCGTGGTACTTGACTCCATACAAACCTACCGGAGGGACCATCTGAAGACCATCTGCCACAATAAGATCTCCAGGAGCAATCCCAGGGACCGTACTATTGAGCATAATAGTATTCTGAGCAAGATCGTAATAAACGATCTGAGGCTCGCCACTAAGAGTGCGGCAAGTTGTTAACGTATTATTGAATACATTAATTAATTGTTTTGGTCTTAGAAGCCTTGCACGGAATCCATCGGTTGTAAACGTTAGAGTATCATTAGTTACGTTGGTTGTTGATACCGTAGTAATGGTAGCCATCGTTCCTGTACCATCCGTCATAGCTTGGCTGTCGACATCCCTCCGAAACTGTTTCATTTCAACAGCTAAACTATGACGAAAGGCATTAATGACAGATTTCCTTGTATTATCAGTTGACCATACAGTTTTCGCTGTCATTTCCACCCTATGAACAAGGTGAACTGAATTGATAATGGCTTTATCGAAATCGCTGATATCTCCACGACCCATATCGCCACCATCAGGATTGTAATAACCAGTATTGCCGTTGGGTCTCATCTCAAGAGGAACTCTCATATCTCTTGAGCTAATGACTTCCACGGGACGCTTTTCAATCGTGGCATAAAATACATCGTCACGGTCGAATAAAGCTGAAACTTTAGGCAGAACTCTTTCTAGTTCTGTCCCCAGAACTTGTGCCTCATTACCTGCCATATAATCCTTTCCTAGATCGACATCCTAATTTTTGTACTTGACATCATCATTGAGAATGTCAGAATCGGAGGTTTTCCGGTAGTCGATCTTTTTCGGATTATAGTCATGACGATCTCCAGATGAGGATCTGCCATTACTCGCCGTCCGGGGCGGTATAGACTCTACCTTTTTAACCTTCTCACCCGCTGCTCGGGCACGCCGTCCCAGAGCTTCTGAGACGTATTTGCTTCTCAGAGCAGGAGCCATTGATCTAGCCCTGTTCAGATAAGCGAAAATGATCTTATCTTTGTCGCCTGATTTACGACCATTGGTTTTAGCTCTAGACCAGAGGGAATCCATGTATCTCAGATGAGCCGTATCTCCTGCTAGGGCCGCACCAATATCTTGAACTACATGGTCTACAATTGTTTGTTTAATGAATGGGCTTAGTATCTCATCCGGATCGAGCTTACTTTTGCCAGTCTTTGGATCTAATCCAATGACTAAATCGTCTAATTGCTGACGTAGCTCAGATTCAATCGATCCACGGAATTCTAAATGCTTCCTATCCTCCCACTCTCGCTTCTCTCTCTGTACCTCGGTTTCTCCTTCTTGCTGTCGAGGAATTACCGTTCCTTTTCCTTCTGCAATATCCGTTTTTCCAAAGAAGAACTGACTTAGATGTAGTGCGGCGTTCTTAATATTCTCATCGCCTTCGAGCCTTCCTTTGTTGTACATGGCTTTACTTACGTCCTCAATTAGAGGATTTGCCGCACGCCAAAATGCGTTCATGTTGATCTTAGTCAAATTTCCTAAGAATCCACTAGCAAGTTTTTCTAAACTCTGAGGATTCTCATTATTAACAGCATACATGAACTTAGTTCCATCGCCATTAAAAACGTCATTTCTAATGTTAACAAAAGCCGTATTATTATCACTAGCTTCTTTAGCATCATCAATCGTAGGGAATAATTTTGCATACTCCGCCTCACGAAAGTACATATCTCTCATTGAGGGGAATTTCTTAAAGAAATCAGGATACGATTCATTAATGCTCTTTAGTGATGGTCTATCAAAAGGATGTGCGGATGAGATTACTGGCTCTTCTTCAGCTTCTTCCTCAGATTCTTCTTCCTCAGAAGTTTCTTCTTCCTCTTCTTCCGACTCTTCTTCTTCTACAACGGACTCATCATTCAGTTCGTTGAGATCAGATTCAATATTACTTGACGATCCATCAACACCATCGTCTGCTGGAATTCTTAGTATGTCACGCATAAAGCCTCACATGCCTCCCGGTACATGTCTGGCAGGACTTTATCCAAATCAGTCCTGTATTGTTTGTCGGGAATATTGGCGTTCTCGAGAATTTCATATGGTTGTGCTAAACAATCTTCTGGATCTTCGGCGCAATCGGAAACAATTGCAATTACTCCCGTCCCTGGACTATGAACTAGCTGATTATCGACCAGCATTACTTCATAGTAATAAGCATCATCTCCAAGTCCTTTGATAGGAATTCCAACATTGGGACTCTGCTCCAAAACTTTCTTGATATTCGTAGTTGGTTCTATCGGATATGGAGGTATCGTAATCCGTACTCCCCCTGCTATAGCATCGTATAATTGCATGTCCTGGGTCTGATCCAATGTAATGTCTGCAATAAGCTTCCCAACATCCCCGTCTATTAAGCTCAATAAAGTTGGCATTGCATCCAATCCGAATCTTGGAGTCCATTCTAATCCTTTAGGTCCGTCTTCACTTAAGATAACATTTAAATCAATTGGGCCAACGTAATTCTCTCTTATGAGATCTTCTTCTATTTCCACTAATAAACTAACAACTTCGTCGTCCTCAGCTACCCAAACTAAATTTCCTTGACATCCCGTCGACGGACCCAAGTTATCATTGAGGAATTTCTTAACCTCAACAGTATGATTTGCAGGATAGACGAAACCACTTGGTCCAACCCAGAACTCAGTACTAACAATAGGACCCTCAACAAAGGTCTGTAGAATGAAATCATCGATTTCTGATTCAAAATGGCTTTTAATAAAGAGTAAATATGAAATGAGGTCATCAATATTCTTTGAACAATAAGTTAATTTACAGGGTAAATCTCCATTAGGCTTAAAAACAAATTTCTCTTTATCTTTCTTTTTAGATAACCAACTAATAGCGTCATCGAACCCTTCAAATTTTTTCATCTCAGGGATTTGAATTTCATGATTTTGCATATAAAATAATCCAAAATCCCTTTCTTTCTCTAGCTTATCAGCGAACGATGAACCACCAAAGACTTTGAAACCTTTTCTCTTGTAGGAATCAGCTTTATTACCCATTCCAGAAGTATCAACAATAATTATGGCATCATCAGCAGGTTCATCACTTTTATTGAGTATCCCATCAAAAGATTTGACATAATTCTCATCGTCAATGCTAACAGTACATTCATTCCCTTCATCCTGAATCCTCTTTAGAAGATCGCAACCTTCTCCGAATCCTGATAATAAATGGAAATTCATCTTCCTATTTCTATTACCTTCCCATTCCGTTTGGGCGCGGCGGAGTTTGTGGCGCGGCCGATCCTTGTCCTTGAGGTGTGCCAGATTTAGGAGGAACCATCGACTTAACAGCCAACCTTCTAATTTGCTCAGTCTGTTTAGTAGTTACATATTGATCTATCATCTTTTGCATATTCTGTTCTTGTTTCTGATCTTGATTTTGAAGATGCTGTTGTAAATGCTGCTCGATTGCTTGATAAGCTTGTGGATTGACTTTCTTTAATTCTATTCCTCTTTCGCTAGCAAGATAATTCCTACATCCTTCGATATGGATAACATCATCATCAATAATAGGATCAATAGGAGAAGGCTCACCTCTAAGCATATCTCCAATTTCAATTGCCTGCTTAATTTGCTGTTCCTCACCAGGGATGTAAAGCTCAGTAAAGCCCACGAGATCAGCAACAATTCGACGATTTTCAGGATCAAAAAGCGCGTTATTAATAAATTGGTTGTTAAGCTGAAGTAGTTGATAGAACAATCCTTGTTTTTGCGGGATAGACATCGGGAAGGAATCCGCACCAACGGGCTCAACTTCTCCTACACGGCCCGACATATCAGCTTTTCTAATCCAAACATTAACGTAATTATCTTTCTTATTTAAATCAGGAATAGTAAATCGTTCATCCTCAATTAGATTCTCAACGTAAAGATGAACGCATTTCTCCATTAATTTCGCCCACGCTTGAACGAATAGTTGCCAGACGATTGATAATCTTTGGAGGGCCTGAACACGCGACTGTTGGTATTCCCCCAGCGTCCGGGAGGCTACCTCTCCAGGCCCTCCATATAAGGATGGATAATCACCTACCGTGAATTGCCCATCCTTGTCTAGCTGATTGACGAAGTCGCCAACTTCGCCAGCCAACGTAGCTCTTCCAGTCTCGAAAAACGATTGGTCTAATGCTTGTCCAGGTCTAGGACGCGCAGGATAGATGTAGCCCGGCCTAGCCTCGTGTTTCGCATAGACCCCGAAATTGAGGACATCCGGATCGGCAAAGAACGATCCAATAGATTGCTCAACCGTTTCTGCCGTAAGATTAGTTGTAATGTTTCTGAGTTCTTGGATAGGAATAAGAGGTTGACCGATTGCATCGGCATGTAAATAGTCCGCTAATCCCGGTTTGAAAACTGACCAGTATTTATCCAAATCCTGGTCGTCAGCGTCCGCGAAAACTTTCCCAACTTCCGCAACGTAGACGCCATTAGGAAACTTCTTGTACAGTTTCTTTTTAACATCTTCTTTATCCGGTGGTAATCCTTCGTAGGACCAGCTTCGGAGCCAGACCTGTCTATGAGTAACCAAGTCTTGATTATCATCTGCTCTATTAAATGAAGTAAAACTGCTGGGAGTCCGACCCATACGTTCATACATATGCATGTCGGATTCAGTCATATCAATCTTTTCAGCAATCCATGGATAAATAGATTTCATTAATGGCTTAGGTCGATCATGCTGTAATATAAGGTAACTGGAATCTCGTAAGTCGCGCGCCCAGAAAGAAGTTTTAACATGTAATCCCCCATAAGGCTCGATAAGTACTCTAGATTTAGGAGACTCCTGTATACTATCCAACACTGTATTAACTTCGAGCGGCGTTCCACAATTTGGGCAATTATGTAATCCAGGGATGAGATCTTCTTCATCTTCAACGGGAGCTTCCTGTCCGCAATTGGGACAGCTAAGAACTTTCTTAAAATTCTCGATGTGAGTAATTCCAAAAGTCTTATCAGATTTCGGTGCATGATACCAATAAACATTTCCTTGATTCCATGCTATCAATAAAGACTGAAGCATGAGATTCTTGACAGAATTATGTCTCTGAATCAGGTCAGCAATCTTCGAGTACGTTTTAGAAGTAAGTAAATCATCGTCATCTTCAGCATCATCGGGTGGAAATCTAACTGCTGGCACCTGAGCTGCAAGAGCTGCGATAATTGACTCTCCGTGGCTTCTAAAGATGTTAATAACGAAGTCGTAGAAAGGTCCCTCAACACCTTCTCTGCCCTCATCTTCCTGGAACCATCTAGTTTCAATAGGAAGTAACCAATCCTGTCGAGATTCGGACCAAAATATATACTGTATTCCGTGCCAGAATTCCGCGTTCTTTTTCCAGAGCTTGATTTGCTGCTTCCTAACCCACCCATCTTCCTTTTCATATTTATGGACGAGGAACTTCAAAGCTTCCTGAATGTCATCAGGAATCTCCTTAGTCGGATCTCGTTTCTCCTCTGGCATTTTTAATGTCTTTTCTTATGCTTCTCGATTTCTTTTTTGATACTATCTTCAAGCTTCTTAACTAAATTATCTGGCTCCTCTTTATATTTTTCTTTTTCTTCTTCTTTTTTATCTTTTTCTTCTTTTTTATCTTTTTCTTCAATAAATTTTGAAGGCAAAATCGAAGGAGGACTTTGATGTAAACTCCAACCTAAATCATCCCCAACGGGAGGAACATTCGTTCCTTTTACTGTCGGGCTATTGTATATTGGACTTATACCTGGAAACATCTTAGGCTCCTTCAGGCAATTGCGTAACCAATGGCACCCACCAAGATTTATCCCTTGCTAGTATTACTTTATAGTTGTCAATAGCATTCGTAATTCTCTTGGAATCATCTTCGTTGAACTTAAATTCTAGAAGATTACCATCACCGGATACATTCCACATTACGTATTCTCGCCCATCTGGGGCGCGCTCCTTTTTGTATCCAATAGCTAGTTTTTCTTCCTCATTAAGATCTAGCTGTTCTTGTATCTTACAGATAGCGAATCCTTCTCGCCGTCCTTGGCATTCAACAGTATCAAGAACAGCAATGAGATTAATACGTTGTGCACAATCTAGATTGAGTATCATATCATTTGTTGAACTACTGTCTCCACGGCTGTTTGCAACGAAGCATCATCAATCTGATCGCCACTAGACTGTACAGCAGGGTCCATTACTACTGGTGCCTGAACAGTTATCGAGGTCTGATCTGGATTTACTAGACAGTTTTGTGCCCATCTAAAACGAGCATTATGTCCACTTGTAGTCCCAACTTCATCAGCAATGAAGGATGCAAATTTCAAACATGCAACTTTGACCCGTCCACGAAAAGCCGTATCAGTCATCAAAGCGGCGCTTCCAGCATAATCGAGAGCCATTATTTTTTCTCCTTTTCCTAATTTCTTTCGAGTGCATCAATTTTGGTCGAGATTTGTTTGATGGCGAGGAGCATATGAAAGAGAACTTCATGTAGGTTAAAGTTTAACATTTCAGTATCCTCCTTATCATTGGGGTGCAATTTTTCCTTCGAAGCCGTAACGGTTCCCGGTAGAATTTCCCGCACTTCTTGAGCGATAAGCGAGACGACTCTACCCCCTTCAGGATGATTCCCTAATCCGTTATACTCAGCCTCAATTGGACGTAAACGCATAATTATCGGAAGACCACCTTCTAGATCGCGGACATTACGCTTAATACGGAGATCTGATCCAGTAGACCAGGTTGACGTACTCGCTTTTCTAGCAGCATCAAGTAAGAGATCTAATTGGAAACTAGTACTAGGAACCATTGCTAACCCTACATTACCACCAGAAAAGATCATATCAATGGATGGGGTCGTACCATTCCATCGACCTATATTCAAACGCGGGTTAGGACCTGATGTAGTCCCATAATAGATATCATTATTTCCGGAGGTAGATTGATAAGACATCATCAAACCAGTGGTTCTGGTACTTAACGGATTACTCCCAGAACTATCGCAATTGATGTATACCCAATTATTGGGGGATCCACCAACTACCGTTATGTCTAGGATACCAATTGGGCTCGTGGTGCCGATCCCGACGTTGCCATTGACGAGGGCCATCGTATCGATGTTTGTAGGAGTGTTTGAAAGTGTTGTGAATTGTAACCGAGTGGCGGAATAACTTCCCCCATCTACCGAGACGTACATTGTTGGACCATAACCGTTAGGTCCCAATAACCTAAGGTACTCGTATATACCTGCACCACCAGCGGGAGCGGTCCCGTTTGTATCAACGTGAAATCCATACAGTCCGTTTGAGCTTAAGATACTTAACTTGTAGGGGGGATTCGTGGTGCCAATCCCGACGTTGCCGCTGGAGCTTGAATTCAACACTAGCGGATTCGCGTCGATCCTTCCCGAGAAAAAAACACTGGTATTCCGGTTATAGGATTGAATCGTCGTGAAACTTGTCCCAGATGACCCCAGTTCAAGTCCGACTCCTGATGAAGGATATGCCACGATACCCGTGGTACGGATCAATCCCGCTACATCTAGAGTATTGGCTGCACTCGTGGTGCCAATCCCGACGTTGCCTCCAGTAGAAATAGTAAACCAAGCATTCCAAGTATTCGGATTTGCAACTTGCCTATTGACAATCTGATAACTACCGCTGGTATCACTATAATTCTGAATATACCATTCATATCCAGATTGTGCGGGGAATACAAATCCTAAATCGGACTTTATTCTTCCTGATACTTCAAGCATTTGAGTGGGAACAGCAACGTTAATACCAAGATGATTAGGGTCCCATTGGTAGATCGAGGAATTACCAAGAGTAGTCGATGTTGAATAAAAAGGAATGTAATTTTGGGTTCCAGTAATTCCAGGTATTACCGGAGCGTTAGATATCTTACTCCAATCAAGAGTAGATATCCAAGAAGGATTAACATAAGTCGTAGCGGCGTTAACAGCATTAGTTACCTGAGCCGCTGTATAGTCCCCAGTTGTTGCCACTACAGCACCAGATCTCCCAAAGACGGAGGATACAGCCGCAGAGATCCAGCGTAATCCTATTGTCTGACTGGAATCAGCGGACAAAACCTGTCCATTTGCACCAACAGGCAGTCTAGTATCACCTGTACCATAGGCCCAAATATCACCTTTCGTAGTTAACGGAGAAGTCACTGCAAGAGATATCCCATTAACCATGAACTTACCAGTGACATTAACGTTCCCACCAACATTCAACTGATTACCAACACTATCCCAAGCTAAATTACTTGATGCACCAAATTGTCCAGAACTATTTAATTGAATTTGTCCACTAGCTCCCGCAGCGTAGGCAGAGATAGCAATGTTTTGCCCTGACGGAGCGGCGACAGTTATATTAACCCCACCAACGAGATTAACATCTCCGGATAAGCCATTGAGAGACGTTACTTCAGTACCCGCAGTAGGTCCAGGACCGCTCCCAGGATTCAAATACGAACCTCTTGTTGTTGCGGCGTACCCCACGTCTAATATCCCGGTAGTTGAGAAATCTTCCCTAGAAAATATATTCGAAGAATTGGGGCTAGTATCTGGCTCGCTTCCCTGTTTCTTGTAGATTAAATAATACGCCGCACCTAATACTACTGACCATTGCAAACTTACTGCATGATCTCCATCCAGGACTTGTGGTCCATAAGCCCAAACTCCAGGTGCCGATGACGCAATCCGTTGATTGTTTGGAGCAAATGCTCTTATGGCATAGAAATACTGCGCGCTATTAGGTACGGCTTCTCCAACGTACCTTACAACAAACGGTATCGGTATCGTAGTTGTACCATCGCCAATTGGATATTGGGACATCTTGTTTTCTCTCCTTAATGTATGAAGAACTATCTCTTCAGCATATGAAGAGTTAAATTAGTTCTGCGTCATCGATGGGTAGCCTCTATCTTTCACTCCCAATTCCGATGTAAAACTAGCCCAAGGAGTCCCAGTTGTAGCAGGAGCTGATCCAGCTTGACGAAATAGCTGATAAGCAATTGCTCCAGATTGTGGTTGCCATTGAATATTAACAATGTCGAAATTATTTAATCCTGCATTAGCAACTGGTCCAGTACTATTTGTTACTGCGGACCCAGTAGTCCCTCCCGGAAAGATTGGTACTAGAGAATAGAACCAATTAGTCGTTGTTACTCCAGGTATGTATGTTCCTTGATATCTGGTTTGGATTGCAAAAACTGGTGTAGTCATAAATCTCCTTTACTTATTCATTTCCCCAGGGAATCTTTTCCACCATCCTACCTGAGATTCTCAGCGAAAGATTTACCTTGCTTTCTGGATCTCGTAGCAGGTCTCCTAACTTCCCCACCAAGGCCATGAAGCTTCCCATGTGAATGGATCTTCATTTTATCCTTTTTCTTCCCAAGACTTTTTTCAAATTTCTTCTCAAGTATCTTTTCAGATTTCTTTGGCATTGCTCATCTCCCGCTCAACTTCTTCTTTGGAAGGTACCCCATTATTAGGGACCCTATTTTGCCGCTCTAATTCGCGCCTTATTCTAGGCCATGAGCTTACGCTAGTCCCAACAGGTTTCATCTCCGGAGGGCTGATCGTTTCCTTCTGAAATTCTTTTCCAGAACGAATATCTTTCTCAATTCTGTCCGATCTTTCCCTCTCACGATGTACGATGTCCTTAAACAGTTCTACCGTGGTTTCCGCTGCTATTGCTCTCGTACGCCAGCCGTCGGCGATTAGAGATTGCCGCTCCATATCATCTTTCGTATATCCACCAAGAAATTTTATGAACCAATTCATCTTTGATATCTTACCTATGATGTCTCATTATTGGTCTAATTTCAGGAAGCTTTCTTTCAAGCTTTTCCATCCCACGATAGTATGAATTCCAATCTCCGCTCTCACGAAGTTTAAGAATTAAACCGTTTTCTTGCTTTCTTGCCTCACCTTGATCTTTAAGAGTTCCTAGATATCGATCTACTCCCATTATTAGATATCGTAAGGCATCATAGGGATCATCACCATTGAATTCGCGAACATCCTCAGCAGGCTTGTCCGAAAGCTGAGATTTCTTCTCATAAATACAGAGAGGAATACATCTCCTAAGCTGTCTACAATCTGGAAAGATTTGAAGCCTTGGTAATACTTGAGTCTCTTTTAATTCCTTAAAGGAATTAATGTACTCATTATATGCTTTCGTTCCTTGATTCCTAAGCATTCTTATTGCTGCTTCATGATCGTACTCTGTTACAGCAGTCGGGATTTTTGCTGGTGCGGCGTTCCATCTTAAATATTCCTGCAACAATAATTTTCCCGCTATCCTATCGCTATCCGATTGCCGCGCTATTAATCCAGAATACTTGGTGAATTGTTCTTGCTGAGTTACTTCTTCCCCACGTTGTTGCCAAGCAGAACGACAAAGAATAACATCAGTGAACTTCTCTCCGATGCTCAAGTTTCCTATCTCAGTCGCCCATGTACTTGTTTTAGCCTCTCTCTGAGCGTACTCTCTATAGATGTACAATCTATCATCCGGACTTAGCGCACCCCAAAGTGCAACCGTCATTGCTGCGTATCCCCAGTCAACAGCTATGAATTTTAACCACCAATCGGGAATTTGAAATGGTCTACAAATATGATTAGCATTCTCAGGCTCTCCGTCCCCAGGTAATTCTCTATAATCAGAAAATACTTGACCCTCAAATGAATCCCACGAGCCATATCTTTTTGCCGCGCGCTCGGCTTCGGGTAGAGATTCCAGCCGACTTACGTACTTAGGATCATTCTGCATGAGGTATGGGTTATCCTCAGCAAATGATTGAATGAATATTCTTTTGAGTCCAGTCTTCCTATCTACGATGATCGTACTCTTCGGAGCTGGGGATATAAAGAGTTCTCTAACCCAAGCATGTCCAATATTTCCAGGATTCGTAGCAGATCTAACAATAGCAGGTAATTTTGAAGAAGATGAGCGGCATCTGGTTCTAGAGAGATAAATATACTGTCCTTGAGTAAAGGAAGTAAGCTCATCAAAAGCCATGTAATTATATTCGGCCGTATCGTACTTCCTTACATCGCTTTCATACTCTACGTGACCAAATTGCATAAGAGCACCGGAGGGAAATTGCCAACGTTTCTTTTCCTCATTGTATTTCCCTCCGGCTAAGGAGTACCAATCACGCGAGCGGACGATGATCTCAGATTCAAGTTCAGGAAATGTTCGACGGAATATAATACCTTTAAAGCGAGCTTCTTTATAGAAACCTCTTACGATGGGAAGCATTAGGAGGAGTTCCGACTTGCCTCCTCCCGCTGCTCCTCCGTACAACGCTTCAAATACAGTATCAGGTAATGAGGCAAATTGCTCCTGCCTCTTGTGCGGCTTCCATTCTCGGGACTGAGAAGGTACGTTACCTAATCCTGGACGCATTATTATTTCAATTCTAACTTTCTATATTCCGTCTCGCTTAACTCGACGGAATTTCTAGCTATCCCGCTTAATTTCCCGCGCGCTCTATTACGCTTCTCAGCCTTATCCGCCATCCACACAACATAACTGCGATCTACTCCCTTACGAACCCACTTCCAATATACCATTTCCACCATTGCCCAAAGCACCGCATCGGAGGATGAAAGCAGACATAACCCCATCGCTTCGTCTCAATATTTATGGCTACGTGCATGGCGTTGAACCCGTAAATAGTCAACGGTCCAATATTGACGTGGCCACCAAGATGCCGCTCAAACCATGTGTTATATTTTGACAACTAATCGTCTCCGCAATCTCTTTCGAAGAGCTTTTGTAGCCCATACTAGACGAGATTTCGCAGCATGAACCCCAATATTTAGCATTGATGCTACTTCTTCTATAGCTCGTTCCTCTAATCGATAAAGCTGAATTACTTCCCTCCAAGGTCGCGGCAATTGTGATACTTCAAATCGTACTAAACGAGCTAAGTAAATCTGTTCTAGTAATCTCTCTGGTCCCAATTCCGTAGAAGGAATTAGCTTTATATGATAGGCTATCGGATTTATACGTCTACGATTATCCCGACGAAACATCTTCGATTGATTCTGCACAATCATATCCAGCCAAGATCGGAACTTACTTGGTTCACAATCTCTAATATGTATCCAAGCCCTTAAGAATGATTCTTGCGCACGATCTTCCGCATCTTCACGATTACGTGTATATATCCATGCTACATGACGACATCGTGTCCAATAACGTTTCGTTAGTTCATCAAAGGCTTTCTTATCGCCAGCTCTAGTAGCAAGTACCAATTCTTTCTCTGAGCTTACTTTCTCTAAGCTTACTTTCTCTAAGCTTACTTTCTCTAAGCTTACTTTCTCTAAGCTTACTTTCTCTAAGCTTACTTTCTCTAAGCTTAC